AAGTGCAGCTGGAGCTGGTGGATCTGCTATAAGTAATGGAAATGCTGGTGGAGCTGGTGGATCAGCGGGAGCAGCTGGGTCTCAAGGCGGAGGTTCTGGTGGAGCAGGTGGAGCAGCTGGTAAGGCTGTAAACTTAAACGGAAATACTGTAACATTTACAGCTACAGGTACAAGAAATGGAGCAACCTCATAATGATTTTATTTAGAGCATTTATCAACAATAAAGCAGTTACCAATAGAGTCTATTGGGCTGGTAGTGAAGATTCAGAAACTGTAGCGATTAAAAAAGAAGTTACCGATGTGTTTACTTCTGAAACTTTTCCTTATCCTGTAAATATTTGGGGTGTCGATATGAACGCTAATGTCATTACATTTCATCAATGCTCAGTAGAACAAGATTACAAAGATAGTAGTAAGATGCAAAATAGTCTTTTAATTGATAAAGACTTTATGAGATATATTTATAATTTGGATACTAAAACTAAGACTATAGAAATATTTTACAAACCAGATCAAGCAATACCTATAGTATCTTTGGGTTCTGGTGTGTCGGTATATCGAATCTCTGATATGTGTGATGCTGATTTTAATTTACAAAAAACTCAAGCTATCTATGCACAAGGTACAAATGCAAATATATTTGCATGGGCTAAATCTTTAAAATCAGATATTGTGATGCCTATATCAGAAAGTAAAAAACTACATGCCGATGATTCTTACAAGTTTCAATTCAATGCAGCAGGTGAATTACAATCGGTTGAGTTATTCGCACATTTAGACAGAGTTATGGTGTATGGCGTTGGTGATAGTTTGTATACTGAATATAGTGCTGACTTTGCTGATGAATTATCTAATTTAGCGGATACTGAAATTGTCGTACCAAAGTTTGATAATAATGGTAATCGTGTGGCTCAAGAAGTTAATAAAGAAAATATAAAAGAATATGTAATGGTACCTAAATCAGATGGAAGTGGTGGATATGATAAAGTTCTTGCAAAAGATTTATAAAGACTCTGGTATTGGTTCTACTCATGTAATAACCAGAACAGGTAATAAAGTTTTAAAAAGATGGGGTGTATGGACTCCTTTTTTTACAATTTTAATATCTAAAATATATCCAGTAAAACAAGTAGCACATAATCATGAGGGTTCTTTTATATCTTTTTTATTGTGGGGTAAATATCAAGAAACTGTATTTGACCCAGCTAAAAGCCTTATACAAGTAAATGATAAAAAATGGTTTAATCGATTAAGTCACGACAAATATCATATGATTAAAGCAGAACAACCAGTCTATACAATTATGTTTATGGGCAGACGAATAAATGAAATTACATCAAGTTTAGTAAATAATAAAATTGTTCCATCAAGAAAAATTATAAGAGGATACCGATAATGCCATTAGTTAAAGTACCATTTAAACCAGGCTTTAATAAACAGATGACGCAATCATCTGCTGAATATACATGGACTGATGGTGATTTTGTACGTTTTCGTTATGGCGAACCAGAAAAAATAGGTGGTTGGCAAAAGCTTACTGCAAATACAATAGCAGGGGTAGCAAGAGATTTACACAACTGGACTGATCTAGATGGTAACAAATATTTAGCAATTGCAACTAATAAATGCGTTATTATTTATTATGGTGGTGCGTATTATGATATTACGCCACTGAACACAGCAATTACTTCTTGCACTTACACCACAACTAATGGTTCTGCCACACTTACTGTTAATAAAACCGGACATGGTTTGGCTGCGGGTGATCTATTTACTTTTAGTAATATGACTATTCCTGGTAGTGGCACTGGTTTTGTTGCCACTGATTTTACCACCGATGCTTTTCAAGTTGTGACTACAGCTACTGATACTTTTACAGTAACCATGGGTAAAGTGGAATCTGGAGCTGGTGTAACAGGTGCGACAGGTTGTAACATAAACCCATTCATAAAACCTGGACCAGCAGTAGCAACGCCGGGTTATGGTTGGGGTGTGGCTCAATGGGGTGGTGAAACACTTGCTTTAACTAAAAATGATTTGAACGGAGCCTTAGGTGATAATACAGCAGGCACAGGTGGTTCTGGTACATCGGTAACGCTTACTTCTACCTCTGGCTTTAGCACATCTGGACACATTTTAGTGGGCTCAGAATTAATTACTTATACTGGTATTTCTAGTAATGACCTAACAGGTATTACTAGGGCAGCTTTAGGTTCTACTCGTGCTGCTCATGATGATGAAGCAGTGGTGACAGACGCTACTAACTTTGTTGCATGGGGTAATGCAGCAGCAACTACTGATGTGACAATTGCACCAGCTAATTGGGCTCTAGATAACTTTGGTACGATTCTAGTAGCAACCCTTAAAGATGGTAAGACTTTTGAATGGAATCCAACCAGTGGCACAGGCACACGAGCTACTGTATCTACTACGAATCCAACCAAAAGTGTTATGTCATTAGTATCAGGTCGAGATAGACATTTAATACATTTAGGCACAGAAACTACTGTAGGCACAGCAAGTACACAAGACAAAATGTTTATTCGTTTTAGTGATCAAGAAGATAGAACTGATTATACACCTGTCTCTACTAACACAGCTGGCACATTTAGATTAGACTCTGGCAACGCAATTGTTGGAGCTTTACGAGCAAAAGATTATATTTTTATATTAACAGATACTTCTGCTTATACGATGCAGTTTGTCGGACCACCTTTTACTTTTAACATCCAACAAGTCGGATCTAACTGTGGTTTGATTGGACAACATGCAGCAGTCTATGTAGACGGTGCGGTCTATTGGATGGGTGAGTCTGGTGGTTTCTTTGTTTATGATGGTACGGTCAAACGGCTACCTTGTTCAGTAGAAGACTTTGTATTTACTAATGTAGATAGTGATGATTTAGGTTTAAATTATGATGCTGGTGAATTAGTTTATGCTAATTACAATTCTTTATTTACTGAAATAAATTGGTTTTATGCCAAGGCAGGTTCTACCAATATTGATCGATGCGTAACTTTAAATTATCGAGAGGGTGCATGGACTACCAGTTCATTAGCAAGAACCACTTACATTGACCAATATTTATTTGATAGCCCAATAGCATCAGAATTTGCCACTGCTGGTACGCCTACTTTTCCAACTATACAAGGAGCCACTTCAGCATTAGGGGCTACCACTTTGTATGAACATGAAAAAGGGGTCAATCAATCAGATCAAAACGGTAATGCCACTGCAAGCATCGATGCTTTTATTGAGTCAGGTGATTTTACTTTGGACTCTGAAGGTGCTCAAGGAGAAAGCTTTATTAAAATTAGACGTTTCTTACCAGACTTTAAGATACTAAGTGGTAATGCGACAGTTACTATACAACTGAAAGACTTTCCTGCTGAAACAGAAGCTAGTTCATCACTAGGACCATTTACCGTAACCTCGTCAACTAAAAAAATAGATACTAGAGCAAGAGGTCGT